TGTCGTTAAAGGATAGTATAAACTTACCTGCATTACTTGAACCGCTAAACTTATCATATATACGTCTTTCTATCGTTTCTCGCTCCTCTGCCGATGGTGTACCGCTATTAAAGTTAATAAGCATTGAAGGGCTAAGCCCTGATTGAATGTTATTTATATGAAAGTTAGATATTTCTTCTTCTAAGTCTGCATATTGTAAGCCACCTTGATAGTCAGGAGTAGAGTAGTATTTGTATCCTGCTCTATATGGCTTAACGTAAACTATCTCAATAGCTTCTTTGCTCATACCAAAAGCAGGTATTCTCTTTACTTGGTTAATACGGTTGTATTTAGCCCAATCGCTTGAATAGTAATATGCCTCTATTTCGCCCTTATTGTTGCATTTCTCGGCTGCTAATTGTTCTACTGGTATATGTTCAACCCTTGCTATTTTTTTACGGTCTTTGCTATATATAACTTGCATTGAACACTGGCCAAATAGTTTAAGGTCGCTGCATAGTTTTTTAATACAATCTTTATGTAGTAATGTTATAGCTTGTGCGTATGCCTCAGGCTTTCTTTGGCTATCAGTAGCATCTAAACCCTTGCCGTATATCATAGCACTTAAAGCGTTTATAACAGCATTGTTTGTAGGGCTACCATTATAGCGGTCTATTAGGTATTGAAAGTATGAATTTTTATCTCCGTATGTTACAAAAGCCTTATTCTTCTTTTCTTCAATAGTAGGGCTAACATAATTAGATAAACTTAATGCGTGTATCATAATACTATATAATTATTGTCAAATGTATTGTTTGACTTGTATTCGTTTTTATTAGGAGAATAGTATTTGTTTTGTGTTTGGTCAACATCTTGGTCTGTACAGAATATCCTATCCCTATAAACAAGCAAGGTAATACCTTCATCGTCATTCCAAAGTTTCTGCTCTAACTCCCATTGGTCTAAACTTTGCCCCCATATATCAGGGTCTCTTGTAAATTCTAAATCATAAAACCTACCCTCTACTAAATTAAATACGTGTGATAGCGTTAAGTAATCGCCATCTTGTGTAAAGGTAACATCAGTAACAGTTGCTACATTGGTAGTGTCATCCCTTACAATCATAGCTGCTTCTGTGTAGTATAATCGTGGAATAAACTTAACTATTTGCGCATCAGTACTTGTTGTAAGTATTCTCATATAAGTATAACGTACAAATAATTAAATTTACTATAAGGCACCAAAAAAGGGGGTTTTTACACCCCCCTTATAACAAATCAATAAAAATTACCTACTAAGCATCAGGGTCAATCGATTGGTCGCTTACATCAGGTACTGTCGCAAAAAACGGTGGAGCTGTTTCTTGTGCAGTAGCTACAAGTGTAAACCCTGACAGGTCGCCCATAGCTGCGCCTGTTACAATCGTTCCACCTGTAATTTCTGCACCGTGTTCTTTACCAATTAAGAAGTAGTTACCGTTATAGTCCTCAACTACATAATGCGCTCTTCCTGCATTTAATAGTTTAATTTGTTCTTGGGTTTCTACGTCTAAAAAAGTAAATGTTACGTTTAGTGTAGTTTCATAAAAAGTAGTACCATTCTCTCTACTTGATGTTACAGATGTTTCTAAACTTGAATTACCTTTAATATCAAATTGAAAAAACTCTGCACTTCCATCAACAGGGAGTGTAATAGTACCACTTGCGTCTGCCAAATTGGCTACTGTCGATGAGTAGTCAAGAATGTAGATAGCCTTTAAGCCACCTACTGAATTTTTACAAGGTAAACTTCTACCTTTAGTTATTGCACA